CGGTCATGAGCCGAACCTTGCGGATCGATGTGTCCGCCGCCGTCCAGGCGCGCCACGGGATCGCGACCGCGCTGTTGTTGCGGCGCGGGCTTTCTTCGCCCGCAAAAACGGGCCGGTGCCGCTCGATCAGATTATATTCGGACGCGACCGCCGCGCCGCCCAGCGCCGCGTTGATTGTGGCCAATATGGTCGCATTGTTGACGGTGGTAAGGTCGGTCGAAAACACGATATTGACGGCCGCGCCGCCACGAGGCGTGATCGAAAGTGTCCAAGGGTCACCTGTGCGATCGCCCGCGCGCCGCCCCAGACTGTTGATCAGAACACTCGGCGACCCCACCGCCGCCGCGTTGACATTGTTATAGCCCCAGACATAGCCCGCCAGTCCACCCGCGCCATCGCGGCTATAGACATCGCCGAACCACGCATCGAGCAGCGCCTGCGTCGATCCGGTCAGGTCGATGCCGGAGCCATCGGCGCTGGATGCCGACGCGATCTTGAGTGCGCGCATTTGCCCGATGATATCGACCTTCATCGGGTCATGATTTTGCGTGCGGATCTGGAACTGCCATGACGGGTCAGCAGGCTGGTTATCGGGATCGACGGAAAGCCACCCGCCGAACTGGATTTGCATGTCCCCGTTGGTGGTGACGCCGTTGAAATTGAGCTTGGACGCGATGCCGGAACCCAGAACGCCAAACCGATAGGCGTAATTGTCATCGTCAGGACCGGTCAGCACGATATCGCTGTCATGCACCGATACATAGTTGGGCTTTTCGAAGTCGATATTATCGTGGAAGCCGAACCCGTATTTATAGGACTGCATGTAGCAATGGCGATGCCCCAGCACCCAGCCGGACGAACCGCCATAACCAAAGGCACGAGCAAGCGGCCAGACAGCGCCGGGATCGCCGGAACCGCCAAGGCTCGTCTGATAATCGACCGCGCCCTGGTTGCCATAATGAATGACGCGCATCCCTTCCCAATAGAGATATTGGTCGGGGGATGTGACGCCGGGATCGGCATGGACCGTGTAGCGCGTATTTTTCGTGTCGATCGTGTAGTCGTAGTGGTGACTGGTATACCAGTTGCGCATCGGCTCGTTGGTTGCCGTCAATTCGGGGGCAACGTCATCGGCTTGGAAGAAACGGATGATGGAGCGGTGAGGCGCGTCGCCACCCCGAAAATCGGTATAGCGTGGGAGGATATAGGACACATCGCCCGGCTCGGCTGCATCGTGGATATAGATGCCAGGCTCGATCGTGATGCGCTTGCGTTCGGTAAGTGTGCCCGCACCAACATCGGTATAGGCGTCGCGATAGTCGGTATAATCAGCGCCGGACGCGGCAACGGTGGCGTCGATGGTGACGGGGATTGGCGACAACGCCCGCGCGAAACCGGCATCAGATCCACCCAGCGCAGCGCCTTTGACCAATGCGCCAAGCTGCTGTGCCGATAGGGCAAGCGTGCTGTCCACCCGCGACGCCATGACAAAGCGGTGGTCGCGGTAGGTTATCGTCTCGCCACCCAGCGAATTGGTGCCGGAAAAGCGCAGGAACGGGATGGCCTGTTCTTCGGTGCCGGTGGCGATGAAGTCGAGAATGACATACCGTATCAGACCGACCTTCTCGTTCCGAACGATGGTATATTGTGTGGTCGATGGCGTCGCATTGGCAGTGAGATTGACAAGCGCTCCCGCCCGTTTGACCTGGACGAATGGTGTGATCAGCGGGCGAAAAACCGCGCTGATGTCAAATTCGCAGGACAGGCGAATGCGTGCGCCCGCGTGGACCTTGGACAGCCCGACATAATCGGTGATCTTGAGGACGGCATCTTGGTTTTCGACATCCGTGTCGCCATTCTGGCCCGCTGCGAAGGACAGGCCGATGCGGTTGCCGCTGCCATCCTCGATCGCGCTGGAATCGAATGGCAGGATGCCCAGCGCATATTGCCCCGACGCGCGCGACGCGATCAGGACTTCGGGCGTCGTTTCGCTGATCCATGTCCATGCGCTATCGCCAGCATCCCATTGATAGACGCCCGCGTTCGCAACTTCCGTCCCCGTAACAGGGTCGGTGTGCGATCCGCCATCGACGCCTGCCACCTCGCCCCGCTGGCCGTCAAATGCGCCGGTCAGGCTGGACAGGCCACGCACAACGCCGCTTGTCGCCCATAGCTGCGCCGCGACCGTGGGCTGCGTCACCATGGCGGCGACGTTGGCTTCGGAAAGGGACGCGGATTCGGCGTCGGCAAGCGCGGCGGCTGCGCTCAGGGCGGCGGCGTCCCGGTAATCAGCAACAGCGCTTTCCGACGCGGCGCGCAGATACGCGACCATCGCCGGGACAGACGCCTCATCAATATAAGGCTCCCCGGTGTCGGGGTCATCCTCCTGCGCCATGCCGACCCATGCAGCCTTGCCGCGCGGGCCGATGATCCCCGCAATCGCCTGATCGCCGAATACAGGTTCGCCCGCAAATTTGATGTAGATGGTCATGCGCCCCCCGTGACCGGTTCAGTGATCTCGATCAGCGCCAGCCGATCGCTAATTTGGTCCATGTCATCCGCCACGACCCTCACCCCGGCGAGGTAGAAGCCGGTGTCCAGGCCATCCGTCTCTGTGGTCAGGAGCCATCCCGCGTCATCGCTGCGTGTCTCGACGCCAAGCGTGATCGGCTCACCCATTTCGGCGGTCACCTCGCCCGCGCGGTATTCGGCGTAGCGCATGGATGCGGTCAGGGTGATATCGGCGAACGTGTCGCCAGAATCAGCGGAATAATCGAGCGGAACGACCATGAGCGACCCGTGCGGAAAGCGATAATGCGCCACGATCATGCGGAAAAATCCTCGATAAAGGAGATGGACATTTCTGCGCGCCGACCGAACGTGATCATGGGCGCGAGATCTTGATCCGGGACCAACTTGCATTGGACCGTGGGCCAGTCGAAATTAACGGCGGCACCATCGGCAATCGCGGCGCGCAGGGGCGGGGTGATGATGCAAGTCGCCTGCGTGCCGGAGCGTGCCGTAACCCGCTCGATCTTGTAGGCCCGGCCCGCGACGCTAAATTTCTCGCCGCCCTCGATCTGCGAGCCGTCCAGAATGTCGATCGTCAGGACCGTGGCACGCAGCACAGCCGCGCCGACCGTTTCAGCTTCGATGTAGGGACCGCCCGTAAAGCCTACGGACGTGGCGAAAACGGGATCATTGGCGGTTAGCGCGCCGGGCGCAGTCGGCACCCCGGAAACCAGCGGGCGCGGGGCCGTCATCAGCGATGTAAGGGGAACCAGAAAGGCTCGGCCTCCCATGTAGGATGTCCACGCATCCCATGCCCGCAATTGAACAGGGGAGCGCAGGACGATGTCGGAATGGGTGACCATCCAGCGCCCGCCCGCGTCCGTCAGGATCGTGGTTTCATCATCCGATAGCGCCACCCCGCCCGACACTTCGCGCACAACGACATCGGCCTTGGTCGTGGTGGGCCGGAAAAGATGGGCTGGCCAGATATACATGGCCAAAACACTGGGGTCGCCTGCGCCGCGAGGCTACGGACGGTTAAGCGTAGCGATGCAGGTTGCCGGTGGCGTCGTTGTAAACCCAGGCCGAACGAGCATTGGCTGTTCCGACGTTCCCGAAGGCTCCAAGCAGCGTCCCGTTGGCGGGCGTGAGAGTGATCGACGATGCTGTCTCCCGCCACAGGATGAACAACCTCTGCCCGTCCAACAGGGTTGGAAAATTGACCGTGAGGCCGGTGATCGACGCGGTATGGTTGAGATAGACTTCGATCACCGAACGATTGCTCGCCGCGATGGTGACCGTGCCCCCGCTGGTTGGCGTGAACAACTGCCGATTGGGCGCGACCTGCGCGCGTGCATAGGCAATCAAATCCTCCAGCGTCCAGACTGCTGGCACATGATCGTCTGAACCGGCGAAAAGCTGAGGACCGGGACCGCCTAGCGCACCGCCCTCTGCCACATAGCCGTTGGCGATGTTGTAAAGCTCATCGAAATTGTCGTTGATCTTGTCGCCGCCGACCTTGAGGCTGTCGCCAGTCCCATCGTTGTCGGCGGTGCCAAGTCCTATCGTCTGCTGTCCCATGGCTCAAATCCTATCGAAAGTTGCGGTGGTGCTGTCGAATGTCCCTGTGGTGCTGTCGAAGCGGATATTGCCGGTCGCCACGGTCGCGCTGGTTGACCATTCGGAGATGCGGCCATCGCCGACCTGATAGGCGACCTGCACCTCGATATTGAGGCCGTTGGGGACAAGCTCGGTTTCCAGCAGCACCGACGCGCCGGGGTCCGTGTCGCTATATTCGCGCTGGTTCCAGACAACTCCGGTTTCATCCTTCCAGCGGACGAACCATGTCAGGTCATCGCGGTCTGGCCCCGTCGCGGTGATGGCGATTTGCGAACCATCCGTGCCGCCGCCGAAATAGAGCGCGCTCGTGATCAGGGGTGTGGCAAGGCCAGCACCCGCAACCCGGTCACCAAGCGAGGCCGGTTCGCCTTCCTCTGTCGCTGCGTTCCAAGCGTCGATGTTCGGGTCCGCCGCCACCCAGGAAAAGGTGATGCCGCCCGTTGCTCCGTTGCGCGTGACTGATGTGATTTCCGCTACACCGTCGAAAAATACCGACCCGGCTTCCTCGATCAGCAGATTGATATAGCGCTGCCCGCGCGCGATCCGCCCCGCAATGTTGGTGGTTACCGACCCGCGAAACGGCGCATTGACGCGGGCCATCTTGCGTTTGGCAAGGCGACGGACCTGACCCCAGCTTGGCGTCTGCAAATCGAGATTGTCGGACAGCAGCGCCCCGCGCTCGGCAATGTCATCCTCATCGCGCCAGGCATCGCATTCCACGCTGTTATAGTCATGCGCAGCCGATATGTAGGTGCAGGAGATTTCATTGACGGCTGTGTCATCATCGACGCCGACCCCTTCCCATTCATAGGCAATGATGTGGTCCGGCCCGATCGAGACGCTTGGAGCGGTATATTTGCCTGCGTAGATCGCAATCGCGCCATCGGAACGGTTCGCCATCCAGCCATCGCATAGATTGAGCAGGCTGCCCTTGACCTCGCCATGCTTGGCGGTCAGCGGGTGCGAGAGGCAGGACCGATAGCGCGCCTCCGTGCCGCCCGCCTTCAACGGGACCGCTTCATTGCAAACATCCGACGCGGCACGCCACATCGCGATCGTCGGCGCGATCTTCATGTTGTAGTAGGCGACCCGCATGGCCATCGCAGCAGCGGCGTATCCGGCATCATCCTCGCTTGTCGTAGGCCGGGGAGCCTCGCGGTAGAGGATGTAGTGCATCAACTGCCGGATCGGGTTCTCGGTCCACGTCCACAGGCTGTCATCGCAGGGGTCTGTGGCATAGGGGTCGGGGCATTTCTGCCATTGCGCCGCGATCGAGGCGGGAGCCGCGCCGGTTGGGAATCGCTTGAGGAAGTTCTTGGATTTGACCGACGCAAACCGGGCATAGAGCATACAGACGCCATCGCCGCGATGGTTGCTTGTCCAGATGCCCGGCAGGTCGGACGCAATGACGGGTATCGTGGTGCCGGGCGTGCGGCCATCGGTCCAATAGAGCCGCGTGGTATCATCTCCATAGCGGCCATCGGCAAGGCCGTTGACCAAGCCGCCTGGATAGGAGACGCCGGATTTATGTGTCACCTTGTCATCGCCGATATAGAAGGCGACGGGTGCGGTCATCATGCCATCATGGACCGCATATCCATCGATCGCGGCCCCGTTGCTCCCGGTTTCGTAGAGGACATAGGCACCGTAGAGGCGCATCGTGCCATAGGCGGCGACGCGCGGCGGGCGCGATGTCTTGATGGCGGTGGATGCGGTTTCCGTTTTCGGCATCGACACGAAAAGGGAATTGGCGATACCGCCGACGCCTGCGGTGATCAGCGCATAGCCAAGCGGGTTGCCGGTTACGACCAACACCGTGCCGACCACAGTCAAGAGGATGGACCCTGCTAATTTACCCACGGACCACCTCCCACACCGCGCAAATGCAGTCAGGGTGGACAGATGCGAACCCAAGCCCGCGATTGGCTACGAACGCCCATCTCTTGCCCGTGAAGATCGCTCCTGCCTCATGGCCTTGGATCGACAGCACGCCGACATCGCCCATCTGCGGATCGCCATCGCGCCGGGGGATGCCAGCGCCGACCATCGCGCAATCGAACAGCGCGACCAGGCCGCCCGCGTCTCGCACGAACGTCAACCCGGCATCTTCGCTGTCATAGGAGCCGCGCCAGTCCGCCATGGGGTCGGGCCAGCCATTCGCGACGCACCATTCCGCCTGCATGGTGACGCAATCCCAAACGCCCGCCTCCCGCTTGCGTCCGCCTTGGGCCAGCAGCCATTCGCCAAGGTCCGTCATCAATCGCGCGGCCCGAACCGGCGCGACGTGCCAGCGTTGATCCCGGCGACGTTGGAAAAGATGGCGTCGGTCGGATGCTTGCGCCGCTGATCGGCGTCGGTGAAAAATGCGTTCGGAGACTTTGACCGCGTGCTGTCCCCATGCACGATGGTCAGGGTGATGGAGCGCGTGACTTGGCCGTTCTGCTCCTGTGGGCGGCTGATCTTGAGCGACCGCGCCTCGAACAACGCCTCCCATTCGATGCTGGCGATCGACCAATCATCATTATGATGGATGGTCCCGACATAGGTCGCGGCACCGCGCACGCTGGGGGCATCCTCAAGGGCGAGGCGTATCGTGTCATCCGACACGCCGGACAGCGTAAAGTCGAGCCGCTCCGTGGTCCCGTTGATCAGCATTTGCCAATCGGGGATGGACAGCAGTTCGCCGCCGCCTAGCGCCAGCATGTCGGACGGGACTACCGCGTCGGCGGGGATCGGGATCAGCCCGAACCCGCCATGCAGCAGCGCAGGAGGGTCGCAGGCGATGTAGGCGATCGGGGTTTCGCGATAGAAGGCCATCAGGTGCCGTCCCGCTGGAACTGCGCGATCCGGTTGGGGATATTCGCGTTGATCGCGCGCCCACCGGCCTGCACCATCGATGCCGCCGTCTGGTTGGCTTGGCGCAGGATCATCGTTGCAAACTGGTCGTTCATGACCGCCCCGCGCGCATCGACCTGGATGATGGGTTGCACGATGGTCGCGCTGCTACGGCTGTTGAGCGCCTTGCTCCCGATGCTCAGTGTCTCGCCACGGCTGACGTTGGCGAAGGGTTGGCCGTTGAGGGATAGCGTATTGGTGTCGGTGCCGCCCATGCCGCCGATGGTGCCGGAGCCGCCACCGGAGAAGCCGAAAATCGCGCGCGCCCCCGCCACGATGGCCGCGCCAGTATCGCCACCACCGCCGCCGTTTGCCCCGGCCAGCGCTTGGGTCAGAGGCTTGATGATATTCTGCTGAATGAACAGGTCCAGCAGGCTCGCGAGGAACGGGTCTTTGATCCCCAGCTTCTTGGTGATCGCATTGCGCAAACCGTCCTGGAAGTGCTGCAACTCCTCCACGGCATAGCGCTCGACCTCATCGCCTATGTCCGTGGTTTCCAGTTCGCGGGCGCGGCGGGCTAGGGGGGATTCGCCGTTCCGCTGGGTGACTTCGCGGCGAGCTGCCAATGTGCGTTCAAGGTCGGCGCGCGCCTTCATCGCGTCCGTGATCTGGCCGCTGGCGATTTGCTGTTCTAGCCGTTGGCGTTCCTCGGTTTCGAGTAGGCTCAATATCGCCAGTTCTGCGTCAAGCCGAGCCTGCCGGGTCGGCGCGAGTTCGGCCTCCGCTTCCAAGGCTGCACGCTCGCGGGAAAGCGCGTCGATGGCGATCTGGCGACGCTGTTCATCTACATCGCGATCGACGGACTTCGATACCAAGCCGCCACCGCCCACAACGATGTCGGCTCCGCTTGCGCCAGACCGTGCGCCATAGAGTTCAACCAACGACTTTTCGCGGGCTGCGCGGGCCTTCTTGCCAATATCCTTATCGGCGTCGAGTTCCGCGAACCGCTGGGCCTTTTCGATCGCCAGAAGCTCGCGCTCAAGCCGCGCACGTTCGTCTATGTCGGTCGCGAGGTCGATCTTCGCCCTGATGATTTCCGCGTCAAGTTGGCGCTGCTCGCTGGCGTTGCGGAAAGCGATTTCCTCGGCGGTCGGGCCGGATGATTTGTTGGGCTTGTCTTTTTTGCCGGGAGACGGGGACGCGGAAACCTCCGGGGCCGTTATCGCGGTATCTATCGCGCTGATCTTTTTAGTCAGGGCGATGACCGTTTGCTCGGCTGCCTTGGCATTAGCGTCAGCTTGCGCGCTTGCCCTTCGAGCGCTGGTAAGCGACACACTGCCGCCGCCAGCCATCATTGCAGAACCGGGATTAGCGTTAGAAGCGGCAGCAAGCTCTTGGCGCGCCTTCGAGCGCGCACGCGACGCCTCAGCCTCAGCCAAGATCAGCGAGGCTTGAGCGCTCGCCAATTTTTGCTTCACGTTTTCGCGCTCAGCCTTTGCCAGAGCTAGCGCTTCTGCACGCGCCTTCCCGTGTGCGGTCGCCAGTTTATCAAGGGCGGCTTGCGCCTTGTCCGTCGCGCCCGTCGCCTCAGCCTGTGCGAACCGATATTTGCCGGTCGCCTCTATGTTTTCGTCAGTCTTTAAGGTCGCATAGGCGATCCCGACAGCGAGCGCGGCAAGGGCGATGCCTACAGGACCGGTCATAACGGCAGCGAAGGCCGCTAGCCCGCGCACCGCCACGCCTTGTGCGACGCTGAGGGCTGTAACCGATGCGGCAGCGGCGGATGCAGATACGGCCGTTCCGGCCAGCAATGGGTTTAGGCGGGCCTGCATGGTCGCCAGCGCCAGTGCCGTTTGGGTTGCGCGAACATCGGCGGCGGACTTCGCGAGCGTGGCGGTTGCGGCCAACCCAGCGCTGGCCACATATTTCACACCCATTGCGACGGTGATGACGCCAAGCGCCTGCGCGATCGTCTCGATATTGTCGGCCAGGAGGCGGATGCCCTCTGCCACTGCGCCGGTTGCGCCATTTGCGCTTGCCGTCCCGCCCACATATTCGATCAGCTTGTTACTCAGGACGGTGAATGCGGCAGATAGGGTTAGGGTGGCCTTTACCGCCTTCGTCTCCAAAATATCTGAGCCATCCAAGATCGCTTGGAAAAGCTCTTGACTGCTTACCTTCCCATCAACAATTGCGGCGCGCAACTTCCCAACAGAACCGCCGTATTTTTCCGAATTGGCGGCTAGCTGCAAAAGGGGGCGCAGACCGCCTTCGTTGATTTGGTTGAACTCTTCGGCCCTGACAGTTCCTGCGCCCAGCGCTTGGGTTAACCCCAAGATCGCCCCTTGGGCCTGAATCGTGCTTGTCCCCGTAACCTTTAGCGCTGCGGCCGTCGCATTTGTTAATGTTAAGAGTTGGCTCTGGCCTACACCAAGATCAGCAGCGGCTTGGTTCGCGCTGCCATAAAGACGGCTCAATTCTTCTACGGAGACGCCATATTTTTGAGCGCTTACGAATAGCCGATCTTGGACATCCTTAAGTTCTTGACCCTCAAGCCCAGTGAGCCGAAGATTGTTTTGAAGGCGGGTGTAGCTATCGGTCAGAGCAACAACCTGCTGCGTGGAAAACGCTGTAGCGAAGGTTCCTGCAAGCCCTTTTAGGCTATTCCCAATCGCGCCTGACGAATTGACGATCTGGCGTTCCGCGCGAACCGCCGCGCCACCTATGCGGGTCATCGATCCGTCGAACGACCGTTCCCACCGCGCGACATTTGCCTGAGCGCCTGCTACATGGGCCTCTACCGATACAATGATTTTATCGACTTCGGTGGACATCAGTTGATCCTCCCCATGCCGCAGTCGGCCATTTGCAGGAACACGGCGTCCACATCATCGGGGCTGGGCAGGCTGCCCGCCTCATCCTCGCCCTTGTGGGCTTCGGACCAATGGTAGACGGCAGCTTGATAGTCATAGAGCGACATACTGAGCGTATCGGTGCCGTTCATCAGGAGGCCATTGCGGATGACCTCGCCGCGATCGATCAGTTCGGGGCCGTCTCCGTCACGCTTTTTTTTTGAGCGTCCTCAATGGCAGGCTCATAGCCGTAGAGAGTGCGATGAAGGATGGCCGCTGCCAGTTCCCATGCCCGATTCAAGGGGTTATCGCGGTCGGCGCTGATGTAGGTTTTGATCAAATGGTTCGCGACCAGGCTGTCCACCTTGACGGCGCGGCCATCGGAATAGCCCTTGCCGCCACCAATCAAGCCTTGGCGAACAACCTCCAGCAGTTCCGACGCGCGAAACTTCTGCTCCATAGGATTGACGAAGCTGGTTTCACCATCGGAGTAGCGCCCCGCGAGTGTGCGCGCATAGACTTCGCCGATGCCAGCGCCGCACTTCTGCTCAATGGCCATGATGCCATCCATCGACAGCTTGAACGTATAGGTGCCGTCGAAGCATTCGGTGTCGATGAAGGTTTGCATGGCCGCAGCTTATGTGTCAGCCAGAGGCCCACTCTACGGACGGGGGATGGTGGATGAGAGGGTTTGCGGCTGTGGCGCTGCTGTGCGGCTCCTGCGATCAAGGCGCGCAAATGGTGATGCAGGATGTGCATCAGCAGGTAGTCAACGATGCTGAGGAGCAATACCGGATGGTAGAAAGGTCGGGCACCGCGATTGACAAGTGCGTCCGAGCTGGGTTGGTCGCAGAAGCGCACCTACAGGCGAAAGATGAATCGTCTTATCGAACCTGGAAGGCAATCGAGAACCTGAATTGCGCAAACGCCGGAGTCTCACGGTAATGCCGAAACGCTACCCTACGACCGACGAATTAAGAGGCCGGTGCAAGGCTGATCTAAAGCGCGCGGCTCAGGCTGGCATAGATCAAGTCAAATTCCGCTTCGGCGGCATGGCCGCTGGCCATTGCAGCTATTCGAAGAGGATGGACGGTGTGAAGGTTCGGATCGCCGATGCTGCCCTTTTACCGGCGGACGAATGCGAGCATCCAGATCAGTGCGGTTGCAGGTGGCAATCGTGGATGCCGCTGATGGATGAGATATAGTAGGGCGACCCCGCAGAGCCGCCCCACATCATCAGGGATTGGCGACGAATGCAGCCGCGCCCGCTGCACTGATCGTCAAGCTGATCTGCACATAGCCCTCGTTCGCGCCGGTCTGCGTGAAGTCGGTGATGATGCCTGCCCCGGCATAATAGCCGTCGATCACGGTATCATTATAGGCCCAGCGGAAGTTGGTGGGCGAGCCGCTGTCAAATGCCGCCTGCACATCGGAAAGGAGGGGGCGATGCAGCAGGCCGGAACCGCTGATCGTCCAGTCCGATGCGCCAAGATCGCGAACGATGACGGGAGGGGCGTCGGGGTCGGCGCAATCATAATCGGTGGTGTCGGAGGTCGCGCGGGTCTGCTGGAACGACTTGTCATTGAGGCCGCACATCGGCGCGAAAACTTCGGTCGGCGTCGCGCCATCACCCATCATGATGGCCAGGAACCGGCCTTTGAGTTTGTCCGTCAGTGCCATTCGATAAACTCCAGCCTAGATTTGCTGGCACGCTATGGCTGCGCGCGGCCATGCTCTACGGACGCTAGGTGGCGTAGGCCTCGACACGCACGATGCCATGATAGGCGTCGGTTTCGTCGGGATCTGGGATGACATCCCACTGGCGCACATGGACGCCGACCGATTCGCCATCACCAAGCGGCGTCTCATCGATATTGCTGACGATGCGAACGATGTGCCTGTTGATGTCCGCCGCCTGCGCTTCTGCATCCGGCACGCCAGGACCGGCCTTCGTGAAGCAATGGATCACACCGACATGTCGCGACCCGCTGCCCCCATCCAGTTCGTCGGGCGTCGCTGTCAGCAACGGGATGCGAATGAAGGGCCAAGTCAGGCTTGCGGGGGGCTTCGACGGATAGACGCGCGCGGCCGGGACGATCGCGGCAAGCTGGGCGTCCGCCTTCAACGCCGCGATGATCTTGCCCAGCACCGATAGCGAAGGGTCAAGGGTCGTTGTCATTCATCATCGCCCACGGACGCATCGCGATCGACGGCACTACCATCATTATCGCCGTCTCCGCTAGAGCGTCCTCCACTTCCTCGCTCGCCCCCATCATCAGGCGATCGATCACCGCGTTCGCCCAAGCTATCAGTCCGTCCATCATCGTCATCGCCTGCTGGCGTATCATCGCGAACGATCAATGTCGCCCTGTCTTTTGCGATGGCGCGTTCGCCGACCTCACGCTTGACGGTGATTTCCAGCCCGGCCGGATAGTTGGTGACGGCGCGGCTAGGCCAGGGGTGATCGTAATTGCCGGTGAAACGGACGCGCATGACATGCTCCTTTGCTCGATATGGTGGCGGGACCGGCCCGATTTTATACGGACGCTACAGGGTGCCGCCTGCGATGACCTTCTTAACTGCCGCTTGAACGAGCCGCTTTGCCTTGGGTCGGGTGCGGGCGGCTGCGGGGGCCATGAAGGGGCGGGCCTCCGTTTTAGAGTCGCCGAACTCCACCTTCACCGGACCTTGCTTCGCTTTAGATGGGCCATATGGAGATGTTTTTCCCGCAAACGAGCGCGACGTTGTGCCCGCCGCGCGTTTGGAGCCATCTTCTAATGCAGCAGAATATTCAGCTTCGGATGAGCTTTCGGCTGCTAGCTCGCCCGTCCTGTATGTTCTGATGTTATTCGCGAGGTGCCCGGTATCATTATTTGGAGCATCTCCCGGCTCGCTGGCCACATGATTTTTGCCGCTGACAGCCCCTGTCGTTATGCTGATTTGCGCATCTTTGGTCAGCATATCCGCCGCGACATAGATCGCCTTGCCGACCTCGCGCACCATGGCGGGCGACCTGATCCGCTTGAGCCGCGCCGCATGTGCCTTGCCCCCGACGATTTTAACCATCATGCCCGCCGCCCGCGACAGACATAATGGCTGCCCAGCGTGTCGAGCGTGACGCTTGCCAGCATCCACGTCTCATCCTTGGCCCATATGCGATGATCCGTGGTCAACCCGCCCGGCACGCTCTTGGCCAGGACGATCAAAGCTACATCGCCATCGCTATACCCTTCGGCCCGGCGCATGGCATCGGTCGCCGCGTCGATCTGCACCCGGCACCATCGATTGCTGGCACCATCATAGCCGGTTATGCGGCCCTCTCCATCATAGATCGGGTTGGTGAGGGCGGATATGACCACGCCATCCACGAACGGCCCATCAGCGCCCTCACTGAACGCCTGCGCGATGTCCGTGAGTGCGCCTAGCAGGTCCATGTGCCGGTCCCTGTCACGAATGGACCGGCGAACAGGCGCTTGCGCAGAGCAATGAGCCGCTGGCCGTAGATCGTGCTGTCATAGCCGCCGCTGTTGCGTTGCTGGACAACCGCATCGGAGATGGTGGCGCTGAACGTGCCGGATTTGAAGCTGGTTGCGCCGGTCAATGCGATTGCACCCGCTGCGCCGATGCCGACACCGTTTGACGCCAGCGCGTGGGCGATCTCCAGTTCGGTCGCGTCCTGCTGATCGTCGCCATAGCGATCGGTGATCTTCGGCTCGATCTTATCCGCCCATGCGTCATATTGCAGGTTCGTGAGGGTGGAGAATTGCGGATAGAGCGCTTGAAAATGGGCAAGGGGGAGGCGGGTGTATGGCATGGGTCAGCCTTCCTTGTCGGAGGCTCGCGGCTTGGGCTGCGGCTTGGTAACGGGCTTTGGCGCTTCCTCGATCGCGAACCAGTCCTTGACGCTTTCCGCTTCGTCCTTGGTCACGCCCTCAACGGTCGCACCAGGTTCGATCATGCGCAGGACGCCATCGACATAGACGCCGCGCGGGCCGGTGGTGGTGTTCTTCAATTTCATGTCATGCTCCTGTGAAAAGGGGCGGCAATCCGGTTCCCCGAACGCCGCCCCGCTTCCCCCGTTGAAAGGCAGCTTAGAAGCTGTCGCGATAGACCATGCCCTTGGGCAGACGGATTTCGACGCCGCCCACGTTCATGATGCCGCCGACTTCATAGACCATACTGGCCTTCTGGAAGGCGGGCAGGAACTGGTGCGGGCCGGGCAGGTGGAATTTCAGAACCTGCGCGTTGTTGGCATAGGCCACCATGCGGGTGGTCGAGCCGGTGCCAGCCGTTTCGAGCGCGCGGCTCTTGAGGATGGTCAGGCCTTCACCGGCGACGTTGTTGGCGAGCAGGAAGGACAGAACCGTCGCGTTGGTGTCGCCCACCCGCTGCGTCGCGATGTAGTTATAGGCGCTGGTGGGCAGAACCAACGTGTCGGCGATCATCGTTTCGCCCGAACCGGTTTCCACCGCCGTCAGAGCTGCGTTGATGTCGCGCAGGATCAGGTCTTCATCCTTGGCCGACCACAGGCGGGACGAACTGGTTCCATCGGCCGCGACCTGAGCGGACGGGACGTTGGCGTCATTGGTAAAGCCGGTCCAACCCTTTTCGGAAACACCTTCCGCGTTCTGGCCCTTCATGGCGATGCCATAAATGAACCGGTCGGCGGCAAGGCCAGCGGCCATCGCCTTGTCGGACGAAAGCGAACGGCCCAGCTTGGCGGCGCGCTGGAGTTCCTGCGTGTTCCATTCATAGCCGATCGCGGCCAGGTGGAAGTTGTGGACGTTCTGCGCCATCGTGGTGCTGGCATAAGGCATATCGAACGCGCCGCCCGCCATGAACTTGGCGTTGCCCACGGTGTCCATCGAATAAACGACAGTGCCGACATCCCACATGTCGCCGGACGAATCGACGGTCATGAAACGCGAAATGTCGAAGCTGGGATACTTCGTCATATAGACTTCGGTTTCGATGCGGTGAAGCTGCGGGGTCAGGAATGCATAGCCGACCTGCGCGTCCGAGAAGAACGAATCCACCTTGTCGGCAAAGGACGCGGCAAAGCGGGCGTTGTCGGCTGCCCACAGGTTGATGACCTGCTTCTTGACCGCCGCATCGGCTGCCATGAACATGATCGGGTCGGTGATGCGGCTGCTGGCCGCGTCGAAGAAATGCGAAATTGCGTTCATGCCGCCCTCCTTAGCGCTTGACGATACGGCACAAGCCGTCCGTCACGGTTTCGTCTGCGATCCATCCGGTCGCGATGTGGGTTGCGTCGGCTGCCGTAGCACCGATGCCGTCCGCTGCGCCTGCGCCGGTGCCGATCGTCAGTGCCGCGCCATCGGTGACTGCGCCGACTACGGTGACGTAGATCGCGCCGGAAGTGAGGATGGTCACGTTGTCATACTGCTGATATTCGTCAGCATCCGCACCCGCGAGCAGGCCGAGACAGGAGGTTGCGACCGTGAAACCCAGGAAGGTGGCAAGCGTGCCGACAGTCACGGTGCATCCGTGGTCACCGGTGCCGCGATAGGCCGGGCGACCGAACGCAATGCCTGCCGCGCTTTCAATCGTGCGGGTGATGCGGCTCGATGTTTCGCCATTAGCGATCATGCCGGGATAGCCCTTGGCAAGATCTTCGGAATAAGTGGTCTGCAAAACAGCCATGGTTCAGCCCTCCTTAGGCGTAGCGCGCGGCGCGGATGGTGGAAATGACGGCGGCGCTATCGGCGAAGGGCTTGGCCCCATCCGAAAGCGCCTGACGCAGCGGGTCGGCGGGCTTGGCGTCCTTGGCGAGCGTGGCGAACGAAACCGCGATCTGATCGGCGGTCCAATCCTTGGCCAGGTCGCCCAGCTTGGCGTCAACGACCGCCTTCATCACGGCGTCGGCGTCGGCATCCTGTGCGAACTGCACGCCCAGCGCCTTGGCCTTGTCGGTCACAGCAGCATAGGCCTTCGCCGCATCGCGCAGCTTGGCAGGCGTGATGGCCGCGTCCGCCAATTGCGTCTTGAGCGTCGCATTTTCCGCCGCAAGGCTGGCCTTGTCGGTGGTGAGGGTGGCAATCTGCGCGTCGAGCGTCACCTTGGCGGTGGCGTCGGTGGCGATCTGGTTCTGCAATTTCGTGATCGCGGCCGCAACAGCATCCGCGTCCGAAAGATCGACTTGCAGACCGTCGAGCACGATCTTCTTCATTTGCTTCTCCGGTGGTGTGAAAGCCGACATCGCGGCGGTGTTCGCGTCGCAAATCGCAACGGAATCGGTGATGGCGCAGGATGGTCCCGCGCGGCCACGATCAACGATCGCGACGTGATTGCCCTTGATGGAAACCTGCTTGGCGACGCACTTGACGCCACCGGGACCGGTAAAGTCCCCGAATTGCAGTTCGGCCGCATAGCCGTTGGAGAGTTCGCGCTTGCCGTTGTCTACTGCCTGGATGGTCGCGGCGTCGGTCAGCATCAGGTCGAAGGCGAGATATCCGCCCTCCTGCCATGCTGCGCCCATGACCACGCCGCGCGCATGATCGCGCCAGTTCTCGGCGGTGACTGCTACCGATGGGTGATTGTCGGTGACCGGCTTGCCGATGAAACTATGGGCGGATTTCGGGTCGAACACAGCATCGGCATCGCGCAGGACATTGACCATCCCCGCATCCCGCAGGCCGTGGGTGTTGTCAGGGTCGATCTCGCTACCAAGATAGGCGTAGGTGCCAGTTCGCGCAGCCTTGGCACGGACAGCCATGTAGCCGTCAGACGTGCGCTTGGGCGCATCAAGGGTAAGGGCGTCGGAAAATAGCACCATGGGGGTTGTCTGCCCCATGGCGGAAAGCGCGGGCTACGGACGGGGGTTAGTCCACCTCATCCAACAGCGCGATATACGCCTGAGCGCGACACCCGCAAAAGGGCGCGCGTCCCACCCAATCATCGGCTGCAATCGCCTCGCCACCATCCACCGGCTTATGCGACTTGAGATAATACAGCTTGCCGTCCCGCGCCTTGTGCCAGGATCGCGGGTCACGCTTGCCGCTGTGTCGCCAGCGGATCATATCCAGCCCGGCTTCGGCCATGCGCTCATCATCCAGCGCACTCGATAGCGCTGCGTTCTGATGCGCCGCGATCCGAACCGACCGGTCCCGCCCCATGACACTGGCCTCGCGGACTTCCTTCGCCACTTCGCGCACTGGCGTCCGGTTCTGGTAGCCCCGAAACACCGCGTCAGCTATCCGCCCCTGCGCCTGCTCCGACACGTTGCGGCAGAGCGCGACATTTCGGGCCAGCCATGCGGACAGCGGTTCCTCCAACGGCTGCGCGGATAGCATCATGTCGATCTCGACCCCCGTTCCAGCTTTGACCGCCGCTGCCCATTTGCTGCGGTGGATGCGTTCGGAACGGATCAGCCATTGCCGTAGCGACGGGGTAATGGTGGCGACCAAGCGGGTGAGAAATTCGGAGGCGATGGCGTCGATCGCGGCGCCGACCTGCTCAGGACTATCCGTGGTCAACGGCGTCGGGTTGTAGCCGGTCAGGATGCGGTCAACATTGTCCTGCCATAGCCTCCACGCGGGCGCGTAGATGGCGGCAAGGTCGGTCGCAAGCGTGGATGGCGTGACGGTCGGGCGAAGGGTGATGTTGCGCCGTTTGCCGGTGCGACGGGTCATTTGGAGGAGGTTAAATGACACGGTATTCACGCCTTCCTGGCCGCATCAATACTTTCGCGTTCGCTGCATGTATGGCGCGACGAAACTCGTCTTGATCGTCGTCATGCTCGATTGGCAATTCAACATAGCGGTTCCACGCATCTGCCAAAGCATCGACCACAGCCCGCTCTTGGTCAGTCAGGGGCATCAGTGGTATATCCGATGCACGCCTTATCGTGGGCTAATGGCTTCGGCCTGTAGAAGGCGGTGAACTCAACCGAGGCGACGCCCTCGTATTCGCTGAAATTCACCTCTACGCGATCAACCAGCACGCCGAGATCTTCGGCATTGGCTTTAATTCGGCGGAGCGCTTCAAGGGTTTGGTCGGTCATGACTCGTCCACCTTGGACTTCCAATCCAGATCAAGCGCCTCGAATATCTCAGGCCCAAACCGCAATTCGCCATTGAAGGCCTTAAACGCCTCCACATCGACGCCATCGGGCGCGCTATAGCTGATCGTCACATGCGGCTGATATTCCGGCCAGTCATGCGACCCGCCTGCCTCAACCATCTCGCGATGGCGATATTCCAGATCGGGCGCGACGAAACGCAGCACGATTGCGTTTTCACCCAAACGCTCGATCGCGCGCGGCCCGCCTGGACGAACCGTGATGTGACCCTTCTCATCTTCCGCCCATGACCGGCCCATCTTCATCGGGTCAACCGGCGTGCGGGAATAGAGGATGGTGACGTGCATGTCGGCGGCTGGCAGGGTAGACGCGAACCCATTATCCTTGGCCCACGCGATCACATCGCCAGCGTTCAGGAGTTTGCGCTGCACATAGAGCGGGCGCGGGGTCGCGTCGGTCAACCATGTCGCCGCGTCATTCGCAGCACGGCGGGCGGGGATGGGGTCAACAGCCCCGCCACCGGCAGATATGGAACGATCACCTCCATTCTTTCCGAGGGGCATGATCCCCAGTTCGGATTCATCGCCGCCCGGCAATTCCTCGCCAGCGGCCTCCGCTTCCTCGATCAGCTTTTTGAGGCCGGGGAAACGCTGCGATTCGATCAAACGGTTCTGCACCGTCTTGGCCATCGCCTTTTCGGGGACCATCGCCAGGCCAACCAGCTTTTCGAGCGATTGCGCCTCTTTCAACTCGGTTTCGGCTGCCTGCTGTTCAGTCATGACGTTGAGCGACGAGAACGACCATGACAGGTCGGACGGCACGCCAGCGGATGGCAGCATGACCGCATCCAACGCTTCAAGCGGCGGGCGCAATTCCATGCCCTGCTTTGCACCGATAGACTGGTGATAATTGGCCATGTCGCCTTCGCCGGTGCTGTTCTGGCCATCGGGAGCCTTACCGAACAGGCGGGTCGCAGGGATATCGGCGGCACCGGCCACGCGCCCGTCATAGGTGATGATGACATCGCGCACGCCTGCCAATGTAAGCTGGCGCTGATCCCATTCATCCTCCTTGTCCAGGATGACGGCGCGGTGGATGCTCTTGCCCTGCGTGGTCAGTTCCACGCGCTTCATCACGGTTGCCTCACCGGCATCGCCATGACCGATCATTTCGGCCATCTTGTCGAACCGATAGACATCGATTTTCGCTTCATCGATCAGCGCGGCGAACCCAGCGCACGCGGTCGTTGCTTGCTGCACCGCCTCATCGACGGCTTCGACAACGGACATGCCCCAGAACGTATCATCCCACGCCGTCGCCAGCATCGCAGGGACGGGCAGCCCCTTGAAGCACACAACGCGGCTTGGGTGGATCTGCGTCTGCCGCGTGTCGCCCGCAAGCTGGAAATAGCGCGGCTGGCCATACATCGGCGATACCGGGTCCGTCTCGCGGTCGCCAAGCGTCAATTGCCAGCGCGACAGGACCGAGAGATAGGAGATTTGGCCGGGCCGGATCGTGGCGGGCAGGGGTTGCGTCGGGTCATCGCCAAGGCCGATCACGATCGCGCCGCCGCCCAAGCGCCCAAGGGTCAGGGCCGCATGGATTTTCTGCCAATAGCCGAGACGCTTTTCCTCACGCTCGATCGCGGCGATCTGATCGTCCTCCGCATCCCAATCACGGCCCGCGCGCACCATGTCCTGCGCCGGGATGTCCACGATCTTGCGATGCAGCCAGGAGCCGAGATAAGCCGCCTCGATCTGTTGCGGGTTGGTAAAGCGCCGATGCCAGAAATTATGGGTGCCGCGATCAACACTGGTTCCGCGTCCGGTCATGATGTTAGCCAGGCCGTCGCGCATGGGGATCACGTTACGCGGGGCGGGGATGACCGCTTGGCCGTCGAACACAAAGCCGGGTTTCGGCGTGACACTGCGGATGCGACCAGACATGGCGCGACCGTGCGGCGGGTGGGGTCGTTGGGGCTACGGACGCTAGAGGTTGTCGAATAGGGAGGGTTTGCGCAAGGACACGATATCAAACGCGCGCGATGTCGCATCCGCCTCATCGTCATGCTTTGCGACCGGGAAGCCCTCTAACGCCGTGAACCACCCATCATTCCATGGGCCGCGCAGGACATCGACATTGCCCGCCTCGGATTGAGCAGAGAATGGACCGAAGCGTGTTACCTTATCGCCGGTCTCTGTGGACGATCTGACGGTGTATCCGCTGAGCATCTTGATCAGCGCGGCGACTTGGCTCTTGCCAGCTTGGCCAGGGTCTTGGGGTAATGAAATCTCAACGCTATGGCCGTCCTCGCTTGCTGTATTGAGGATAAACCTTTCCACGCCTGCGGGCGTTGACTGCGTTGTTCGGCAGTCGGCAACGATATAGCGACCGTCGGGGCTGCGACCAATTTTGGTTGATGCCGTCGCGTCAGGGTCAGGGTTCGCAGGTGTTGATGGGGTCGCAGCAAGATCGTATCCCCTCCCAAAGACAGTACCGGCCGGGATAGCGTCAACCACTCGGCACCACGAACGCTGGAAATACAACCCAGCGGCAGGCCTGATCTTCCAGTTGCCGCCTAGCAACCGTTCACGCTCGACCAGCGGCAACGCCAGCAGCGAAGCCATATAGCCGGGATCAGCGGCCATCAGCGCCTTGTTGTCGGTCAGTTTGGCAGGGATGAACGTGAGCGATTTCGCCGGAATAGGGACGCTCTCGCCCGCATCGTTGAGCATCGTGTACTGCTCAAGCTCTGCCGGACTGTCCGCCCACCGCAAATCTTCCCCGACACGGACAAACCATCGGAGTTTACCAGCCCGTTCGGGGATTGGCAGGCCGGTGTCTTGGTCGATCCACCACGCAATAAGGGTGGCGACCCAGCTATCCGCATCGGGGTTGCAGGTCGCGCGGATGTATGGCCTGACCCCGCACATCGACCGATTGCGGCTGACCATGTACCAGAATTGCACCGCGCTAAAATGCGTCAACTCATCAAAGCAAATCAGCGGGATCTGTGAACCCTGCCAGTTGAAGCGGGTCTTATCATGTTCTAGGTGGGCGAAGCTGACGGACGCGCCCGATGGGAATGACCATGAAAGCGTATGCTCTTTTGGGTCGCCACCGATCTGAGGATAGAGGACGGCGCTTTCGTCCCACAGGCCGCCCTCATTCCTGATTTGCACCGTGGAGCGGCGGAAGAAAACCGCACCAAAGCCGGGATTTCCGACATGGCGCAACGGCTCCATGAGCAAGCCCCACGTCTTGCCGCCGCCCGCACCGCCGCCATAAATAGCGATGTCCGCCGCGCTTGATAGAAAAGCGGTTTGCGGCCCTGCTTGGGGCTTGATCGTTTCAGGGCCAATAGGAGGCCCGCCGTTATGACCTATAGCGGGCGTGATGGTTGCATGGGCATTCATCAGGTGGCCGGACCATCCCTCCCATTATCCGGCAGTGCAAAGATTGCAACGGCAGGAGCGGCGGCAGGCAAGTCCTTCCCATCCTTTCCGGTGATCTCGCGGCGGTTCGTGAAGGCGTTGCCCATTTCCTCTGCCGCCTGCTTGTTCAGTGCAGCAGCAAGGGGGTAGTTGCCTTTCGCCTCTGCCTTGGCAGCCATGCGTTGTAGGGCGCGCAGACGGGTGGAACGGTGCGCGATTGGTATGCCTGACGAATCATCGATAAAAGCCCTGCGCGCCTTATCGAACATGACCTTCCATTTCGTCGCCAGCTTCCTCCCTGCGTACTTGGTCGGGTCATACATCTGCACGCCTTGGGGAGTCAGGGTGATGCCATACTCTGCCTTGACCGCCTCCACTACCTGAGATGGGCTATCGAACGATGCAAGCCCTTGCACCACAAAGGCTTTCACCTCGTCCGTCATTGCCGGAATGTTCGCCGCCATCTCAAGCCGCCTTCAAACCGCAGGTGCCACATGCGCCCGCTATGGACGCAGCACGCATTAGCGGTTGGCGACCTGCGACTTCGACCATAGCGGCAACGCCGGGGTCGATCGCGCCATATCGAGCAACGACGCCGACGAACTCCTCGACATCATGCCCCCGGATGGCAAATGATGGAGAACCATCCTCTTTGAATTTCGGCATCCCGTATTGGTCCATCTTCTGAGCGCAGTGATATAATTCATGCTCGACCAACGCGCAGAACGAAGCGTCATCCATGTCATGCGCAGCGGGGGCGCTGAACGTCAGCAGGAAGTCGGGCATCGCTCCGAACCATTCTTCCACCTGCTGAATCGCACGCGAGCGCTGCCATTTACCCATGGCCATCGGGGGCATCAATTCAGCCTGGCCGATAACGCTGCGCATGTTCCGGCTGTTGTCGCAATTGGTCCACAGGACGCCTAATTTCCCGTCGCGAAGATGCGCGTGGTCGGGGTTGAAGAGCGGGCCGGCCTCATGCAGAAATGTATCGCGCAGCCATGACAACACATCAGGCGCAGGAACAAACCGATCCATCATCTCGACATCCGAGAAGGTGGCCAAGTCTTGCGGAGGGTACGGCCTCACACCTTCACCTCATCCAAAACAGCCAATTCCCCGCGCATATACCGCCGCCTCAGGTCGTTGAGCCGGTCGCGCCCGCACTCCCTGAACCAGCGCAGGTTGCGCTCTGTCCGCGCCCCAAAAAACCGCTCCACGCCGCGCCAGCCATGCTTGACGAACACGAATGGGAAGTCGGACGGGGCCGGGTCGAATGGTTTGCTCTCAATCATGGCTCGATCAAATCTCCGTTGCTGGTTGCGATCATTTCGGCGGCTTCGATACGGATGGGCCGTGGCAGGCGGTTCCAGTGGCGCAGGAAGCTCTCAAGCTCATCGACGCCGCGATTGCCCACGTCATCCGCGACATGGCCCCTACGCGCTTCGTGGCGCGTCTGTTCGGGCGACCAATGGTTATCGCGGGCCGTGTGCAGAAGTTGCAGCGCCTCTTGCGTCGGGACAGCCGCTACAGCAGCGTGATGCTCGATCGTCAGGGAGGCGTCACGCAGGTGGGCCGGGAACGCTGTTGCCGCCTTGGTGATATCCTTGAGCCGCTTTTGGGGGATTCCCAGATTATCGGTCAGGAAGTCGAAGGACGCCTGTGTCAGATATCCCTTGTCCTGGCCCTCGATCATCCAGTCCGCCAACTGCCAATCGACGTTGCGGCGGCTCGCGGCAAGATCGCGGCCGTTGGCGACCCATGCCTCGAACGTGTCAGGCGCGATTGTCATCACGGTAGATTTCATCCTCAAATCCCCCTCATCGCTGCGTCAGTCATTGGGCGCGTTGGCGGCGCGTCCGGGGCGATGCTTTTTCAGAAATTCAAGAGCCTCTTTCAGGTCGGTACAAGCATCCCAACCGTCACCGTGGCAACTGCCATCTGGGTGCTGAACGAATCTGTTTTCAGCGCCATGATCGACGCCACCCCACACGCCTCCCATCGTGATCGGGGCGACCCATCCATGTTCCATCACTGCCCAAAGTATTACATTTTCCTTGTACGCATCGGTGAAGTCATCATTAGGCCACCGCATGTATGTTCCGGGCTGCGCTGGATGGGTTGCACAGATGATTTCCCAATCCTTATTCGCGACTGGCGAATTGTGCATGATGTAATCCATTAGACCCTCCACCCGTTACGCTGACACAGTCCAGAAAGCTGGCGCTCCAGGTCAGCGCAAAGTTGCTTTGCGGCATCGAGTTGGGCGCGGAACGAGGCAACATCCTCCGGTTCAGCAATGGCCCCGTAAAATTCTTCACGAACCTTGGCGACAAAAGCGTCCGAAAGGTCCAACTCGTCTGCAATCGCCTTGTCGGTCTTGCCCTCGCGATAGCGACGTGAAGCCTCATCAAAATAATCTTCAAGCGCCAAAATAACGAGGCGTTTGTGCTTTTTCATCTGGTCAAGATCGACATCGCCAGCAGTGGCAACGGGGGTGACGAGTTTCATTGGAACAACCTTTCCTTCGGGCTTCTTGCGTTTGGCAGCGATGCAGGCGGGGCATGTGACCTTGCCGTCTGCTCGCCACCCCATCTGGATGACTTTGGGCAATGCAGTCTGAGGCCCAACCATCTGGGCAGCAGTCCAATGATCGGTCGTGCCGCAAAGGTGACAGATCAGCGCGACCTTGAGCCGCCCACCTTCCATCGCAGGCACAAGCCCGCGCCATTCCCTCGCTGGGATTTTGGAAATGATGGATTTATTGCCGCTACTCATCACCCTCTCCCTCGATCAAACCGCCCCATGGTGCGTCAATGCCGCTATCAACCGCCGCGACTGCTCCGATGGGGTCCGGTGGCCAGTGCGTGCCGGGTTCATCTCCCAGCGGCGCACTGTGTTAGCCGATACCCCGATTGCGTCGGCAAAGTCCGTTACAGACATGCCTAGCGATTGGCGGGTTTGTTTGATGGTCATTCTTCGTCATCCACATCATCGTTAAGATCATGAGCGATGCAGCCTTCGCCGCCACAACGTGGGCAATCTAGCCCATCGTCGTCAGGATCGCCGTTGCAGCCGGGGGAGTGAACCTTTCCGGCACCGTTGCAAAACGGGCAGTCAATGTCGATAATCATGAGCAACCTTTCTTCCAAATGTTGCGGCGGACACCACGCGCAGCAGCTTCTTCGCGCTTGATGCGGGCGACGTGGCGCAGATCGCCAAAATGAGTTGCAAGCGCTCCGGGCTTAGTCGGGATAGCCGCGCACTTGCCTTTGGCGTCAGCGTAAATATCCCAATTGCGTTCAGGTCGCGACCAGACCAAGCGGGGGAAGTTTGCTTGGTTGTAATAGTTATGCTCTCTCATGCCACCCACTCCACATTCTCATAGCCCTTGCGAACGACCCGATCATTGCAAGGATCGTAGAGATAGGCGACAGCGCTATCATTCCCCATCATGACGACTGCCACCATGTTTTCGCGGGCAAAGCGCTTGGCGGCAGCATCAACGCTGCGACGTGGCGAGCGAGCGGCCCATTCGCCGGTGGTCTTTACGTAAGAAGCGGAACGAGAAAACATCAGAACCTCCAAGGGTTGTGCGAGCCAACCTTGGCTCTGCGTCCTTATTGCCACTGGCAACCACACCTGTCAAACCATTATTTCAAAATAATACCGCGCCCATGCGATTTTTATCCCAAGCCTGCGCGCTTCCTTGCCTGCATCCTCTCGGGTGGGACGGGTCTTTAGGAGGTATACCAGGTAGTCGGTTAGGGGGGATTTAGTCATCGCGTTAGCTTCCATCTGATCTAGGCATACCCCGGCCCCCGTCGAAGGTGCTATCAACAGGTATCCCCTGCGACGGCAAGACGGCTGCCCTGATGCCTTAGCTTTGTTTCCCTTGCACTACCCTATACCTCTCGGCGGGGGGTCAGCCCGGTCTCCACCATTTAGGCTCTCGCCAGTGTTGTGGTCACATTCACCTCCCCAAAGGGCGGCGGCATTCACGTGTGCAAGCTATGCCTTACCTCACATCAAGGATCGGCGGCGCGGGGGTATACGCCCAAAGCATCCCCTATAAAGTCAGGGGCAACTAGGCCAGATACCTGGATGCCTAGCAGGTGGTGGGATTTTGCTGGCGGGACGTGCTTGCAGCCCTTTTGCCAGTCTCATCCCGGTCGCTTCTTTTTCTGCACTGGGGAGATGGAACCGGAAACCCTATTGCGGTATTCCGTTCAAACGGCTATAAAAGCCTTGCAAGTATGAACGGGCCGGTGGGTGTGCAGACCTTCCGGCCCAATTTTTTTGACATAAAAAAAGCGCCCCGGCAACTGCGAAGTTGTGGAGCGCATTTTGCGAAGTTGCGAAGTCAGTCCGCCGTCATCGCCCAAATCCCCTCTCTAATTCGTCCGCCTCATAATCACGGCCCATCCTGCGATACAGGGCTATGGTTTTCCGCTGGGCTTCCTCTTTGTCTATCTGCGGGCCGGTGTGCTGACGCCATTCGCCGTTGGCCTTGCGGCTGTTGCGCACCCAATTGCGCCATGTCGCTTGCCAGTTCAGCTTGACGCCGCGCTGGCCCGGTGCCGAGTGCCAGAAGTCGATGAAGCTAGCGGCTTCTGTCTTTGCAACGTCCAGCGTCCAGCCGCGCTCGACCTGGGCGAATAGCAGCCAATCCGACGGCATCACAAAATCAGCGGGCAGGCGAACACCCTTTTCGGACGGCACTTTAGGAACGGCACCTGATAACACGTTGTGGCGCTCAAGCGCGGCCATGATGGCGAGTATGTGCTTTTCTTCGAGCTGGCAAAAGTGGGCGAACGATGCCGGGTTGAACCGGGTGCGTTCCGACTTCATCGCCATATAGGTGTGGTAGACATGGGGAGGCCGAACGCCAGCCTCCCCGGCGATCATCTGCAATATGGGGTCAAGCGGCTTGCACATGATACTTGCGATAATATGCAAGGATGGCCTCGACCAGCCGGTCGCTGCGCTGGCGCATGTCGGCGCGGTGGCGATGCTCCATAATTTTGCCCGTGCGCTCCACTTTGTTCGTGGGTGACAGATACATGCTGTGCGAACGTGCGCGATCCATGATGATTACTCCATCCCCAGGGCGTTCTTGTAGGTGTCCAGGATGGCCTCCATTTCCTGCCGATCGTGCGCCGCCATCTTGCGCAGGCGGACAAGGGCGCGCATCCCCTTCGTGTCGTAGCCGGTCGATTTACCCTCCTGATATACGTCCTTGATATCGTCGTTGATACCCTTCTTCTCTTCCTCCAGGCGCTCAATGCGCTCAATCAAAAGGCGCAACTGGTCGGCTGCTACGGTATCGGTCATTTCACTTCTCCTTGGTTGAAAACATTAGCCCAGACTGGCGGGCAAATCGCTTGAGTGTCGGCTGGTCGCGGGGTTCCGCATTGACTATAACCAGCGTCATGATTTTTATGAGGCTTTCGCGGGGTGTCATGGCTTCTTAACCCTCCGCTTGCGCTTCCGTGGCGGCGGATAAAGGCTGATCACGACGCCAGGATAAGACGCTTCTACCAGCTTGCGCTTGAGGCGGAAAACGTCCGTCTGCATCCCCTTCACGTCCTCGATAATCGTCAACCCTTGGACCTTGTATCCAAAGTCCGCCCGGTAAAGGCAAATTGGCTGGCCGTTGATCGACACCGGAAATTCGGGCTGCTGTGTCAGGTCGGTGAGCGTGCCAGCTATTTCCATGGCATGAAGGTCATTGCAGCGCGCCGCTTCCTTCATGCTGTCATGCGTGTGGCCGTGCAGGCAGTCCGTTTTGATTGCGCGATACTTGCTCACCGGCCAGCCTCATATTGCGCCCTGCGGCGGCGCTTCGCTTGCTCGACCATCTTTTCCAGCATCTTGCGCTTTGTTGCTTCGCGCAGGATGTAAAGATCGAACTCTGCTGGAATCAGCGCCATGCGCCGGGTGAGGTATATTTCAGTCATGAGGTGCGTCCGGTAAAGGCATCCATTGGGTGGCATTACAAACGTAATCGCTATTGTCCCCGTTGATCTGGACCAGCCAGCAAGCGGGCATCCAGTATGACGGCTCCTCGAATCCATCGCCTTCATGCCAACCCTCGCACCATCGAGCGATCGTTACGCCTTTGCCGGAATAGAAATCACCGCCCTCCGCATGGCACGCATAATCAGTCAGCTTTTCGCCAATATGATACGGATCAGCGCCATGGTCATACCAGACAAGAATTTCCTTATCCCTCGGAGCCGTCTCAATCGGTTGCCAATTCATGACTTCGCCCCCAATAGCTTGATAGCCCGCGCTCGGTTCGGCATACGCTTTATATGGCCGCGTTCCTCAAGGCCTGACAACAGCCGGAAAACACCGGATTTGCTTTTCATGCCAAGGTGATCCATCATTTCCTCGTAGCTTGGCGCAACCGGGCGCAAGTGCATATAATCCTTGATGTATTGCAGCAGCGCATACTGCTTTTCGGTGACTGAAAGCATCGCCTTCCTTTCTCTGATTTTTTGCATGATGGCATGGACAAAAGTGGAAATCAAGTCTTGACGCCCCATTTTTGTTCTGCCATCAAAGGGCGGCAATCAGGAAAGGATTATGAGCATGGCCACTAAGCCGGATGCCAGCCATCCGCTGGACAAAATGCGGGAGAAATTCCCCGAAAACCAAATCAGTAAGCTGCCCAAGGAAACGGGGGCGCAGGCTAAACAGCGCAAGGATGCGCAGGCCGCTGGAAACTGGCCCAAGAAATGCAATGTTTGCGGCGGCTTCCATCATGAACGCGCCGTGCATCTTGATTATGTAGGCCATGCCGCGCTGACGGATCGGCTGCTCGATACCGACCCGGAATGGTCGTGGGAGCCTATGTCGCTAGGGCAGGACGGCTTGCCCGCGTTCGATCGCAACGGGGGGCTTTGGATCAAGTTGACGATCCATGGCGTAACCCGGCTGGGCTATGGCGACGCCGAGGGGAAAACAGGCGGCAACGCGGTCAAGGAAGCGATTGGCGATGCTCTCCGCAATGCAGCGATGCGCTTCGGTGCGGCGCTTGATCTTTGGCATAAGGGCGACTTGCATGTCGAGGAGCAACCGCATGAAGTCGCGGCCGCTGAAGCCGTCCAGTGCATATCGCCAGCGCAGGAAATCGAGTTGATCGACCTGGCGCGCGAAATTGGCGTGGAGGAAGCGGCTTTCCTGAAATGGGCGAACGTCCCATCATTCGCGGCAATCCCCGCCATCCATTATACGACTGCGCGCGAAAAGCTGGAAAGCAAGCGGCCAAAGACAAAGACGCCTGAATTGGGCGAAGACAGCATCCCATACTAGGAGGACGGGACATGAGGCTTCCGAGAATTACCGCCTTCAAGGGCGCGACGATGTATGAATTCCAAATAGGCCGGGCGTGGCTCACCATTCTCCAGCACCGATTTTATAAGGTCGGCGTCAGGCCACTTGTGCGCTATGGGTGGGACAGGACATGACCGAGCAAAACGAACGCGCCGTCATCGGCGGAAACAATCCCCCCTCCCCGATCGACCTTGCGCTTGAGCCATATGCCGACACGCTGGCCGAGGTCGAGAACTGGACCGATGGCGGTGAAGTAGAAAATCAGGGCCAGCTTGACGCTACCGACGATCTGCTGAAGGATCTGAAAGCCGCGCGGAAGGCGGTCGATGTGGCCCGCGATAAGGAAACCAAGCCGCTCCATGAAGCATGGAAGGCAGCGGTCGCCGCGTGGAAGCCAACCCAGGATGATCTTGACCGGCTCGTCAAATGCCTGGTTGCCGCGCAGGCACCGTTCAAGGATCGGCTGGCCAAGGAAAAGGCGGACGCTGCACGCAAGGCACGCGAGGAAGCGGATGCGAAGGCAGAAGCCGCACGGCAGGCCCACCTCGCCGCGAACGCTGCGAGTATCGAGGATCAGCGCAAGGCCGACGAGCTGCTAAAGGAGGCAGAGAAGGCAACGCGACTGGCCAGCCGTGCCGAGAGGGATACGGTAAAGGGGATGCGGACGGTCCAGCGGTATGAGATCAAGGACTATCGCGCTGCCCTTCACTACATCGCGCGGGAGGATCGTGACGCCATGACGGACTTTATCACGTCCTACGTCGCGCGGAATTTCAAGATACGCCAGATTGATGGCGTCGAAGTCACAACGGAAAAGGAAGCGTTCTAATGGCCGGAAGCGTCAATAAAGTCATCATCGTCGGCAACTTGGGAGCCGATCCAGAGGTCAAATCATTCGCTAACGGCGGCAAGATTTGCAACCTCCGCATAGCCACGTCTGAAAGCTGGAAAGACCGCGCGACCGGAGAGAAAAAGGAACGCACCGAATGGCATAGCGTGGTCATTTCCGGCGATGGCCTTGTCGGCGTGGCCGAACGCTTCCTGCGCAAAGGCAGCAAGGTCTACATCGAAGGCCAGCTTCGCACACGCAAATGGCAGGATCAGAGCGGCAATGACCGCTTCTCAACGGAAGTGTCTGTAGGTGGCCCCGGCGCTGTCCTGACGATGCTTGACGGCCCGCAGCAGGGCGAACGCCAGCAATCGACCGGCGGCGCGGGCTCCTATGGCGATTCTGAATACCGGCAATCAGAACAGCGGCGTGGCGGATTTGGTGCGGGGTCAACACGGCCCGGCTTTGATAACGATCTTGACGATGAGGTGCCTTTCTGATGTTGCCAAGACGCATCCCCAAAGAACCCAAGAGAGAGAAGCGCTGGAGAAGTCCGGCGCATCTTTCCTTTGTCCGATCCCATGAATGTTGCGTGCCGGGTTGCGATAGGAGGCCCATAGAGGCGGCTCACGTGCGCTTAGGCGGAAATGGCGGCATGGGGTTCAAGCCAGCCGACTATTGCTCTGTAAGCCTCTGTGGCGGGCCTGACGGGCATCATTCCGAACAACACCGGATTGGCGAGCGATCTTTTCAGGAGAAATACAAGATCGACATGCTGGCGCTGGCCGATGAGTTTGCGAAGGCAAGCCCAAAGGCGGCGGAAATTCGCAGGGAGAAGGCGGGCAATGGATAAATCACGATCAGTCCGCCTCACCGGCCAGCCGCAGCGCGACTATGCGAAATATCTTGTCGATCATGCACCGGAGGGATGGGTCGTAAAGATCGCTGCCGAGACGCGTCGCGACGCGCAGAACCGCAAGCTCTGGCCCATGATTGACGACATACGAAAGCAAGTGCCAGGCTTCGACGCATTTAGCGCCGATGACATCAAAAACCGCTTCCTGAACGCTCTTGGGGTAGAAATGCGCTTCCTGCCCGAACTCGAGGGGCAAGGCGTTTTCCCGGTTGGTATGAGGTCATCGACGTTGACCGTGGCGCAATTCGCGGGTCTTATCGAACTGATCTACGCTTTCGGGTCAAAGCACAATGTCGCGTGGTCCGAGCCTTGTTCTCAATCGGAATGATCTGTATAGATCGCTTGCCGTCGCTGAGTATCGGAGACGCTACGAAAGGCCCGCCCCTGATTGCTCTAGGCGGGCCTTTTTTCGTTACGCCGCCTGCCACCCCATCTGCTGCTTAAGCCGATTGAATCGACCGATCGCAGAACCCTTGGACAGCCCCAGACGCGCGCCCGACTTCTCGATAGACAACCCGCTTGCGATGCCATCCATAAGCTGGCCATCCAGGTCGGGCGTCCAGTGGCGGTAAATGTCGGTTCTCATGCAATTTCTCCTGAACGACGCAGCCGCCATGCCCGCATTTCCGCAGCCTTGGGCGTGACGCCAAGGGTTGCGGCGATGACCTTGAACGCCGTCTTGCGCCCCAACATCGCCAGCAATTCGCGGTCCATTTCGCCGGTCCAGTAATAGCGCTGGCGTTCCGATACCTTGCGCGTCGCATAGATGGCGCGGGTCAGCCGGTCGGACTCCTCGATAGTCAGGGCGCGGGTGCGATTGATCGCGTTCAATTCCGCGACCACATCGCAGGCATTTGCCCGCCGCGCCTTCCGCACAGCTTCGTCCATGGCGGTTTCGCAATTCATGCTCATCTCAAATCTCCAAAATCACCACCACCCACCGGCTCAGAGATCGCGGCCAGCGGTGGCGCGGAGGAGGGGCGGGTTTGAGTGCGGCCGTCGAGATAGTCGCGCAGAGCGTCCACCTGGGCGACCGTGCGATGTGGATAGGGGAAGCTGCCAGTTGCGGCGCGAGGGCGTCTCATTCACCCCTCCCTCAAAACAGCAACAATCGCCTGCACCGGCACGCGAAACACATGAGCAAGCAGCCCTTCGGAGGCGCTCTCCCAGCCGCGATGTCTGGCGCGGATCACCCGGCGCTCATCGTCGCTCAGGTCGGCGATCGTGCGGGTTGGGGCGCGGGTGATGGTCATTTAGGCGTCCACACGCGGTTTCAGCGAGCGCATGGCATCGGTGAAAGCAGCCTCAGCCGGGAGGATTGGGCGGAAGCATTCGGCGTGCCAGTCCCTCAAAGGCCCCTTGGAATAAACGCCTTCCAGTCCAATTGCGACGCACTGGTCGCCAACAGACCAGCGAACCGAAGTCACGCGGTATATCCGCCCGAGACGCAGCAATCGCGATGGGGTTGGCCGACTTGGTATTGCCAACGCGACGCACTTGGCCAAATCCCCAGCTTTCCAGACATGAGCGCTCATACCACGGCTCCTTTCGGGGCGCGGGCGGCGTCTGGCACCGCAGCGGCGGCCAGCACTTCATTCAGCCTGTCAGCGGGGATATTCCCTCGTTCCCACCATCCTTGAACCGTAGTGTGGTTCCGATGACCGAGGCGTCGGGCGAGGCCGCGAATGCCGCCAAGCCCAGTGATGATTTCGCGGTGATTTGCCATACACGCGGTGTACGCGTCCAGAGTACGGCGGTCAAGCTAGAAAGTGTACACGTACCCTGCGATGTAGCTGGCATGGCAGAAGTCGAAACAATGGGCGCTCGTTTCAGGGCCATCGTGGAGCGATCCGGCATGTCTTATCGCGATCTTGCGAAGGCGGCAGGCTACAGCGCCGCGTCGGGTATCCAGCGATATGTCGAAGTACACAACGACAAGGCTATGAACGTCGATGTGGCAAAGCGATTTGCCGCCGCCCTTGAGGGCAAAGGGTCGCCGCCGATAGCTGCGTCTGAGGTCATGGCCTTGACCGGCTTAATCGAGCGTCCGGCTAGCAATGCTATCATCCACGAATTTGAAGGACAGTCACTCGAACGGCCACGGGATGACATGCCGGTATTTGGGACAGCCCTTGGAGCGGAAATGCTGATCGACGGCGAGAGGATAGAACAAACCGGTCTGAACACCGGCAACATCATTGAATACCGTCGCCGCCCTGTCATGGCCCATGGTGTCGAAAAGGTTTATGGTCTGTATGTGCAGGGCTCTAGCATGTACCCGGCTCACAGGGATGGCGCTTTTCTGTTTGTGCAGCGTGACGCCCGCCTAAGGGTGGATGATGATGTGGTGGTCCACCTGCGGCCCAAAGACGATACCGACGATGGCGAGCGGGCGACATGCGTGCTGGTCAAGCGCCTGGTTAAGCGGACATCGCAGTTCGTTGTGCTGGAGCAATACACGCCGCCCAAAGTGTTCCAGATCGATATGAAGGACGTTCTGCACATCGACCGGGTTCTGACCGCCGACGATTACGCGTAGGTGCCGTATGGACCATGACACCCGCAACAGCAGCCTAATCTTCGCATGGCTCTCGCTCATTAGCTCCATAGCAGCATCGGCGCTTGGACTATGGGAACCGACCCGCGAATGGGCGGGATGGTCGTTGGCCTGCACATCTTTCGCGCTGCTCCTGCTGATCGCCCGCGATACCAAATAAGCCTCACGCCAGCCCCGCTTAATGCCCGCCTAGCCTAGCTATGGCGGGTTTTTTGCGCCTACGATTCGCGCGTACAAAAATAATGTACGCTACCTGTTGACACCCATACACTGTACGCGTACAACCATCCCCACCACCACAGAGCGCCAGTCGCTCGACGGACGATGGAGATGATGATGACGAACGAGATACACCCCGCACCCGATGGCTTCACGGCCGAGCAACTCGCCGCCGACCCGATCCTGCGCTATTTTCACTTCGCGCACCTGCCGCCGCAGCTTGCTGTGACGTCGATCAAGTTCTTCGAGCTTGCCTGCTACATCGTCGCCGCTGTGCCGCGTAATCCCGAACGCACGGTCGCCCTCCGAAAATTGCTGGAAGCCAAGGACGCTGCCGTCCGCGCCAACGTCAACTGACATCACCGGAGCGCGCCACCCAGCGCGCCGAGGATGACGTTTTTTCAGGAGATGTGTGATGGCAATAAACAAAAATTTGGCCGCAGACGAAATGCCCGAACATGTCGGCGTTATGCATTTTGACCACTGGACCGGATCATATCGCGACGCCTTCAACGATATTTTTGTGTCTAAGCGCTTTGGCCGCAAGACATGGGAGTTGACTTCGCGCGGGCCGGGCAATTCGACCGTGCGCCATAGCAAGCATCGCGTTCTCGCCCGCGCTTTGAGTGCAGCCAACAATCTCCGTGGCGCATCTGCCGGTGCAGCATCATGAGCGCGGTCTGCATCATCCCGAACTGCGGCAAGACGGCTCCGGACAGCGAGGCGTTTTGCGCCGATCACCGGCACCTCACCGGCATGGAAGAGCGGCCATACGCTTATTGCTGCGCTCAAGGTGGTGGCGACCCGGCGATGTGCGATTGCGTTAATCCCGATCATGGCACGGCGTGGTTTAAAGCCCGCGCCACCGGTGCAGCATCATGACCCCCTGGCACGAAACCACCCAAGCGCGCGTAATCTTCGCGTCCTGCTTGAACGACCCGCCGCGCAAGCTGCTGCACACCACGGTTTTCACCATGTCGGCGGATCAGTGGACCGCATACGACCGCGATGACCGCCGTGTCGCTGCGCTCGATGCGTTGCATGAAACGACGTTCAAGGCTGCCGAGCAATTGGGCGGGCCGTTCGCTCGGATCGAGGCCTGCGCGATCAGCGTGGATCAGATGCTTGACGCGCTGATCGATGCCAGCCGGATCGCTGCGAAGATGGGGAGTGCTGTGGCGTGAGCGACATCGAAAATCCCCCCGCTTTCCCGCGTGATCACCGCCACCTTGGACACAACGGCATGACGTTGCGCGACTGGTTCGCTGGGCAGGCACCAATCACCGACCAGATGGCAGCCTACGCCATGGGTTTGGATGACGGGATAGACCTAACCTGCGACCTAAACCGGAACGCTCTGTTCGCGGTGTGGGCCATGATGCGCTACGAAATGGCCGACGCTATGTTGGCCGAGCGGTCTAAGGCAATAGTTGCGGCTGCCGATCATTCGAAGACGTTGCTCAATGCCCTGACCGGACTGACCGACATTCTCGCCCGCGCCGAAAGCAACGCCAGCGGCAACCCTGAATGGGAATATGTGAGCGCGCGTATCAACGCCGCCCGTGCTGCCATCGCCGCCGCGACGGGGGAGGTGTGATGGCGCAAACCCTCCGCACCCCACCCCACGAACCACCGCAGCCGTCCGTCATCTGCGAACAGCTTACCGTCTGGCAGATGGTCCTCGTCGCGGTGGCAATCATTTTTGTCGGGACGATCGCGCTGATTTTTTGTCCTAACCCAGGAGGTTATTGAGATGGCGCGCGAACGCCTCGACTATTCGCACCGCTCAGACGTGCAGGCAATCGGCTTCGATCCCGACACGCCGATTGCCGGATATTACCGGATGCGGTTGCGGTCGGGCGGCGCGCTCTGTGGCGTTCGGATCTGGCACGGCGCTCCCAATGATCCCGTCACTGGCGAGGAACTGGACCGGTCGCATCGCTGGCAAGCCCAAGTCAACGGCGGCTTGATCAACCTTGATCGCGTCTGGCCGAAATGCGCCGCCGAGCCGGTCGATGAAGCCGAATATCACTATCTCTGCACGGTGCATGAATGGGCGAAAACCAACGCCCCGGACAGCCCGCAGGCCAACCCAATGAAGCGGATCAACCCGCTTACGGCACCAACCCCTTTTTAAGAAGGAAATCACCATGGCAGTTGTCCAGCGCGCCCGCGCACCCGAAGCCGATGAAAACCCTCGCGCCGTGATTGGCGGGAATCGGCCACCCATTGATGAGCAAATCGTCATCGACCTGGCCGAAGCGCTCACCGCTGAAGGCCTGACCGCGCGCATCGAAGAACTGATCGCAAGCGCCGGTCGCGCGCCGAATATCACAAGCCCTGAAATCGCCGGGCGCTATGCCGACCTGATCAAGCAGATGGTCGCGGCTGGCAAGGCTGTGGAAGCCGAGCGCGAAAAGCTGAACCGTCCGCTGCTCAATGCCCAGCGCGCGCTCAAGGGCCGCGCAGACGCTATCACCGCGCCGCTCAAGGACGCGGAGACGGAAGCGCGTGGTAAGATTCAGCGCTTCGATGCCGAGCAGGCCGAAATCGAGCGGCAGGCACGTCTCAAGCGCGAAGCCGAGGAACGCAAGGCCCGCGAGGAAGCGGAAGCCGAGCGCCGCCGCTTGCAGGCCATTGCCGACGAACAGGCACGGCAGGAACGCTTGCGTCTCCAAGCCCTCGCAGACGAGGCGGCACGCAAGGAACGGCTGCGCTTGCAGGCGATCGAGGACGAGCGCGCGGCGGCGGAAAAGCGCGAAGCTGCTGCCGTAGTGGTGGAAGCCGAAACGGTCGAGGTCGCCGCCCCGGTGGTCGAGGTCGAGGTTGCCTATCAACCCGCCGCGCCGGAACCGGAGCGCGTCACGATACAGGGCGACATGGGCGCGAAGGTGGCCCGCGTCACGACATGGAAGCATGAAATCCTGAGCGTGCGCCAGTTGCCCGATTCCATACTCAAGCACGCCAAAGTGATCGAGGCGCTGGACAAGGTGATCGCCGCGCAGGTTCGCAGCGGCACCCGCGAATTGAAGGGCTGCCGGATCTATTCCGAAACCGGCACGGCCATCCGGTGATGGCGATGATACGCAACATCCAAGCCGCAGACGATGCGCTTGCCGACGCCATTTGGTGGTTCAAGGGGTTCGCCGCCGCGCGCTCGCCCGCAATGGACGAAGGTTCAGGCGAGCATGTCGCCCTTGAAGGCAATCTCAAGGAAGTGCGCCATTTCCTGAACAGCATCAACCGGGCCTCCATCCGGCGCTTGGGCGAAGAGACGGCGATCGTCCTGACCTTCGCCGAATTTGAGCGGCTGGTTGACGCTGTTCGGGTTCCGCGCCCGGCCGAAATCCAAGCGGCAATCACCACCGTCGAAGCGGTTCTCTCTGCATACCAGACCGAAGAACAGAGCGCCCGCAATCTCGACGCTCCATTTTGAAAGGACCAACCATGGCACGCCAATATGTTGCTTGTAAATTCCGTCCCGATGATCGTCGCGGTTATACCTATCATTTTGATGGAGAGCCTCTTGCCGCAGGCGACGAGGTGAAGGTTGCCGGTCGCGGTGACGAAGGATGGCAGCGCATCTATGTTGTCGCTGTCAGCGACGAAAAGCCCAGCTTCGAAACCAAGCCCATCCTCGAAAAGATCGAGCCAGAACAACCCGACTTGCTGGCCGATGGCGACGATGACGATCTTCAATCTTCCTTGGAGAATGACCAATGACCCAACAGACCGCCCGCACCCGCGCCATCGCCGCGCAGGACCAACAAATCGCCAGCAACGTCGCGAAGATCGAGCAGGCCAAGGCCCGACCATCTGCGTTGGAAGCCCTCGCCGGAAAGCTGAACGTCAGCCCCGGCGCGCTCACCACCACGCTCAAGAACACAGTGTTCAAGGGTGCCAGCAATGACGAATTTGTCGCGCTGGTTATCGTGTCCAACGCCTATGGCCTCAACCCGCTGCTCAAGGAAATCTTCGCTTTCCCGGCGAAGGGCGGCGGGATCATTCCGGTTGTCAGTGTCGATGGCTGGATCAGGATCATCAACGAGCATCCGCAATTCGACGGGATCGAATTTAACGATATCGTTGATGAGGACGGCAAGCTCTACGCCATCGAAAGCGTGATCTACCGCCGCGACCGGACCCGACCTATCAAGGTCACGGAATATATGGACGAGTGCAAAGGCGCTGGCCCGGCGTGGCAGAAGACGCCCAAGCGCATGTTGCGCCATCGCGCGCTGATCCAGGGCGGCCGCGTCGCTTTTGGATTCTCCGGCATCTATGTCGAGGATGAGGCAGGCGTTGTCGGTAGCGTCCAGCAGGACGGCGGCGATCTGGCCCGCGAAGTTGCGCCGCCGACGCGCCAGCAGGTTCGCATCACCCATGACGCGCAGACTGGCGAAGTGCTGGACGATGAGGAAACGGCCCGCGCTCTGGACGCGCAGACCGGCGGATGGGCGGAAGGCCCGGATGATACCGATCGCGGCGAAGCGCTAACGCTGGACCAAGCGATGGCCGTCATCGACCGTTGCCAGACCGTTATCGACGTGAACGCCAAGCTGGAATCCATGGTCGCTGAATTGAGCGAGGAAGATGGTGATGAACTGCACGTTCACGCGGGCGTTCGCAAGGCTGAGTTGGGCGGGAAATGACCGACTGCCCCCACCCCAAAAGCGCAAAGGCCAAGCGGTGCCGCGCCTGCTCGATTGCGCACATGAACAGCGACCCGGCGATTGCGGCCAAGCGCGCGTCGGGCAGGCAGGCCTATTTCGATCAACCTGGCGTGCGGATGGAATATCGCGAGCGCATGAGGGCGGTCACGGCGGCGACCATAGCTGATCCCGTCAAGATGGAGCGCAAACGAGAGCATGGGAGGCGCATCTATCGCGACGTGCTTTCCAGGCCCGACATCGTGGCAAAACAGCAAGCGCCAGAGGTTAGGAAGCGCGCCGGATTGAAGCGGACTTCGACGGTCTTGCGCGACATCCCACCGCACCTGCGCGCCGAATACAAGGCACTGATCAGGTCGAAACTGATCCCCGCCGCACAGGCTCGCGAGATCATCCTTGGCCAGTGGAAGGCCGACATAGCCCGCCGCAATTCGGCGGCATCTTAGGGAGAACGGACATGGCATTTTTGGGATTGATGACGGTGCGGGAGCATCGGGCGGTTGTGAAACACAAGGACACGCTGTTCGAACTGCGCGGCGAGGTTGTCGCTGAGCGCGATGCCACCATTTTTCGGTTGCAGCGGGAAAACGCGCGGCTTCTGGATAAGTCCACACGCTTCGAACGCCTGTTCAAGCTGGCCGATGACCGGGATAGCGATGGCTTGGTTGCGCTTAGCGAGATCGCGGCCAACGTAACCCCAGGTGCAAATGCAACCGTCAAGCGCATGGCGCGGATTGCTCAGGATGCGATCGACGCTCGGCGTGCAGCCATCAACAAAGCGGCCGAGTGGTTGGACTGTGCGCCCAAGGTGCAAGCTGCTCGCGGCGAGGTGGTGTGATGTGCAACGCCTGCGGAAATGTCTGCTGCGGTTCCGACCAGTTCGAGGGTTGCGGGTGCGACGGCTGCCACGAGCCTGCCTGTCATGCGGGGTGCTTCAATTGCGGGTTGGATGGTTGCGATGGTGATTGCGACATTGATGACGATGGCGACCCATACGACACCGTCCGCGACACCCGGCGCGACGATCGCGAAATTCACGGCCTTTAACACCGATCCCCGCAATCAATCCTCTCCGACGCGGGACGCGAAAGCGGTGTTGGAGAGGGGAAGGAATTTGAGATGACCGCACCACATATCGAACGCATGAAAGATGAACTGGCGCATCTGGCCGATCGGACAGCCAGGCTGGCAACGTTCATTTCTGGCAACCCAATTTTCAATCAGCTTCCCCGCGATGAGCGGGATTTGATGCGCCAGCAGTTGGCCCACATGGAGGACTACTGCGACACGCTGGATACCCGCATTGATCTTGCCGAGCGCGCGCAATGACCCGCCCCACAACCCCAGCGCTATCCCAGGCCCGCCGCGAAAAGACGCTGGCCCTCATGCTCAATCCGCCGCGCCCGGTGGTGGAGAGGGCGAGGGGGCATCGCGAGTGGATGACGCCGCTTGCTGTTCGGAGGGGGATGGTATGAGCGATCGTGCATCATTCACCACTAGCATCACGATTGAGGATGAGATGGACGGCCAAGCCGATCACGATGTTCGCGTCACATACTCACGATACGAAGGATACAACGGTGACTATTATCAGCCGCCGGAAGATCCGAGCGTCGAGATACTGGAGATCGCCCCCGCCGATAAGTCCATCATCGTGCCAAGCTATTTCTATGAAGATGACGGCCTGATCGCAGAGTGCTTGGAAGATTGGCAGGACGAACACGAACGGGCTGCCGAATACAAGGCAGAGGCGCGCGCGGAAATGTTGCGGGAGGATCAGCCATGACCCTCCGCACAGGCCGCAACGTCTGCGCAATGTCGCAGGCCTGCGAAGGAAAGCCTGCCGACCATGGCATGATGTGCGATTTTCACAGGACCGAAGATATGGAGATTGAGCGCATGTTTTCGGATGACGTTGACCCTGCCGCGAGAGAGCCTGCTCCGGTGGTGCTGCGGGTTGTGGGAGGTGGGAATGGTTGATCGTCACTGGAATTACAGAATAATCGACTTTGGCGCGCACAAGGCTCTGCACGAAGTCCATTATGAGAATGGCGAACCCGTAGGGTGGACCGAAAACCCGGCAACGTTTGTTTGCGGCGACGATGAGGACTGGACGGCTATAACGAATGGCCTCGCGATGGCCGCTAGTGACGCAGCGCGTATGCCAATTCTACTGGCGCTTGATGGCAAGTTGATATCGTCAGCCATAGTGCATCGGGCAGACATTACAGAAATGATGATAGAAAATGCATTGCATAAAGCGGCCCTAAAGCCGTCGAGAGCAGTCGCGTTGAAGGTTAGGCGCGAAATGATGGTCGAGATGGGTGATGACGTTATTGGCGCGATCACTGAATCGCACATCGTTTTTGCTACAGCGTGTGTTTACGCCGCCACCCAACAGGAGCAAACATCATGACGAACGATAAAGATGGCGCGGCGCTGTTGTCTTGCCCGTTTTGTGGCGGCGAGGGTGTGATGCGCCGTGACGATGATCCCGGTTATCCTTGGCATGTCACGTTCGAACACGAACCCGACTGCACAATGTATGCTCTGCCGACTGACATGTTTCGCTCATTTTCGACGGAAGCCGAAGCCACCGCCGCATGGAACCGCCGCGCAACCCTCAAATCGCACGGTCAGGCGTTCGATGCGGCGGGGGTGAGGGAGGCTTGCGCGAAGGTTATCGATGCGGAGTCAAAGAGCTGTAAGGAAATGGAAGGCATGGAGCTTGCGCCTGAAAGCCTCCAATGGGCTAGGGCGTCCGAAGAATTGGCAATGGCTGCGCTCAAAATCCGCGCCCTGCCCATCCCCGAAGTCCCGGCCAGGGTTGAGCCGGTGGCGGACGATGTGCGCCGCCTGGTTATAGCCGCGCGGGAAGCGTGGGAGGTGATGGGAGATTGCAGCGCCGATGCCTCGTATTCGGCCAATCTGGACAAGGCGCTGGAGGCTTTCAGCAGCCGCGTGACGTATGAGAACGAACCCGGGAATGGGGGTGGGTTTGACCCGGTCGATCGCTATCCGACGCACGAAGAATGGGACACCGCACCCCCATCCCCAGGCTTTGGCGGCGGGGATTTGCGGGAGGCGGTTGCCCCGTTCCTGTGCGAGATTGATCGGCTGGAAAAAGAATACGGCTTTGACCGGCCTATGCATCAAGGTCAGTGCTTAATGCTTCCCCTTTCAGCGTTGATAAGTCTCCGTGCGGCAGCCCTCTCCCACGATCAGCGCGGAGGGCCGGGCGAATGAGTGGGGAGCGCGAAATGCCTTGGACCGCGCGTGATCGTGAGGCTCTGGCGCGGGAGAAGGCGCAATGTCCCGCCATCGCCTATGGATGGTGCCAAGCTCCTCATTCGTGCGCGCAGCCCTGTACCGGGCGCGGCGGCAACAGCATCAAAGGAACCCACCCATGACCCCGACGATCGAAGAACTGGCGCGCGGGCTGACGGAGGCGCAGAAGCGGGCGGTGATGGAGGCCCGGAAGATGCCAGAAGTCCTGCACGGCGATGATTGCTATGAAGTGAAGGCGGGTGGCGCGACGATAGCCCTGCGCCAGAAATGCATCATAAGGCCGCGCGAATTTCGTCGCATTACAGGGAGAACGAGGCGCGGCTACACCCTCACCCCTCTCGGCCTCACCCTCAGATCCCACCTGGAGAAGACGCATGAGTGACAAGATGGAAGCCATGATTGCCGACGCACTGGACGCGGTGGGTGTTCGATACATCACCGATTCGACCGGCAATCCCTCGAACCTCGATTTCAATCTGACCGATTACGGCGTTGAGATCGAGGTCAAGCGGCTGCACAGTCCGCGCATTGCCGAGCAAATGTCGCGCGCCCCGAATGTGATCGCTGCCCAAGGTGATGTCGCTGTCAAATTCCTGGCCGACTTGATCCGCCTTTTGCCCAAGGAAGCCCAATCATGAACGCTGATATTTTGAACGACTTGGCGGCGCGGGTGGAGGCGGGCACCGTGTTCGTGATCCTGCGCGAGACAGGCGAGTATTCGGATCGCAATGTGGGCGCCATTCGCTTCGTGTTGACGGAGGATGACGCAAAGGCCGCTGTCACCACTGCGGACGAGGAGGGGAAGTCAAAGGCGCACCTGAGGCCTACGTATCCGCCTGTTGAAAGTCTGTATAAATGGCACATGCCTGATGGAAAATGGCTGGATGGCTTGCCGTATTGCGCGCGGCCGGAAGGTGGTAAGTGGATGCTCGCGCCTGACTCTGATGCCATCGTCGCCCGGAATGCAGCGGCACAAGCGAAATACAAACGAGAATGCCTGGCAATGGGCTGTGTCGATCCATACGGCCCAACTAATTGTGCGACATACAGCTATGAGGCGGTGACGCTGTGGAGGCCCTCCGCAGCCATCGCAAAGGAGAATGAGGGTGATTGATTTGGTGGGCGCGGGTGGCGCATAGTCCTACCGACGCGGCTTGGTTTGCAGCATGTGCGGTCAAACGCAGATGAGGATGCCCGTGAGGATTCCTGATAGGCCGCGTCACCTAATCCCCACCGCCCAATCATGCGCAGCCACAAGCCGAGCCTACCGCGCCAACAACGGAGCCGGGCAAATCTTAGCCGCCGCCTGCTCGGCTATCCGCAGCGCCGCCCACGCATTGCCGCATGTGGCATGGTCGCGCACGGTTGCGCAGCCGGTGAGCAGGAGTAGGGGCAGGAGGCGGATCACCATCGCAAATCCCTCCGCACCACACGGTATATCAGCCAGCCGATCCCGGATGCCTCCACCAACAGGGTAAGGGCAACCCCAATGCCGATCCCCAGGATCATGGTTTTTGCGCCATGTGCCGGGTCTTGATCTGCCCCCAGATGAGCGGGACAGCAACCAAGGCCACAGCGCCCAGCATCTCGACCGTATCGCCGTCCAGCCAGCCTTTGCCGATCGCATAGCCGCCGATGATAAGCACGATCTGGCGAACGCCAGCCGCGATTTGGGTTGTCGTTACTTCGCTCATTTCGCCCTGTCTCCCGTCTTGCGTTCCAGCCAATCAACGAAGTCACCCACGGTCTTGCCGGAAAGGATCGAGGGGTTTGCGTTCGCTTGTGAACAAACCGGGATTCTGCTATGAAAAACGGGCCTCAAACGCTGCGTCAACAGCGCGAGGCCCTGACCACAACGAAAGGTGAGTTCGCTATGGCTCCACGAGAATTGCCTGACCAAGAGACGCTGCGCAAGCTTTTGGATTATGATCCGCAAACTGGAGCGCTGACATGGCGCGAGCGACCAGCATCTATGTTCGCCGATGCTGTGCTGCACTCTCCCGAACACTGCGCTGCGATCTGGAACAAGCGCTACGCTGGTAAGGCGGCGCTTTGCTACAAGAAAGCCAACGGTTACTTGCAAGGCTCGATTTTCGATAGGAAGGTTCATGCCCACCGCGTTGCATTCAAGTGGATGATGGGTGTTGACCCTGATGATGTCGACCACATCGACGGCGATCGCGCGAACAACCGCTTTGAAAACCTTCGGAATTGTTCTCGACAAGATAATTTGCGGAACATGCGCCTGAGTAGGCGGAACGTGCTCGGCGTCCATGGTGTGCGAATTAAGCGTGGACGATGGAACGTGCGTATCGGCACCATCAACGTAGGGACGTTTGATTCCTTTGAAGATGCCGCCGCGGCGCGCAAGGATGCCGAACAGCAGCATGGCTATCACGAAAATCATGGAAGATGATTCGATCATCTTGCCCAGGCTCCGGTCTTTTGATGAAGCCAGTTGAGGAATTGCCCTACCGTTTTCTCCTTGAGAATTGACGGGTTGGCCTGAGTAGCGGCCTTGCCTGCGATTGTATCAGCACGTTCATTCACATCAGACATGATGATTGCCGCCGCCGTTAGGGCGCCCAGAAAATGAGCGGCATAGAGCGTCGCCTTGTTGATGGGCACGCCACGCGCGCGCAGATAGGCGGCGTTCTTCGCGGTGAAGGACTTGGCGCGGGTAAGCTGCTCCGCTTCCGATGGCCGTAACCCGCCGAACGCAGGGCGCAACGTTGGCCCCCATTTGCCGCCTTCGCCGATCCATGTAGACCGGATGAACTGGTAGAGGCCCGACGCGCTGGACGATGCCGCCTGAATATAGGGCCGGTTGCCGCTTTCGATCTTGGCCAGCATGGGCCAGTAATCCTCCGGCATCCCATCGCTTGGCGCGGGCTTTGGAGGTGCCAGCTTGTCGAGCATGGCGATCGTGTCGCGGCCTGCCCAGCCATCGACCGGCGTTAAGCCGGTGCGCTCCTGAAACAGGCGGACAAAGGCGTCATCTTCCATCGTGGCCATCAAACCTCCCCCTTCCGATTGATCCAAGCAGCGATGTCGAACTTGTCCGCCGCCATGATGGCACCCTGCGCGAACGACAGCCCGACCAAGCCCAGCGCCGCGCCGATCGCGCCTGCATATTCCAGATCCATGTCCCACCACTTCATGATGGCCGGCGTCCCGTAGAAGCCGCACGTCACGCAGCCGAGAAGCAGCCAAACGGTCTTGATGATGTTCTCGGCAGGTTTGAAAAGCAGGCGGGTCATGCCGCCACACAGAGCCGCGAAAGCTATTTTCGCGTTCTCAACCAAGTCAGGATCGAGGCCCATCTACCGCCCCCTGTCGCGATACAGGTGCAAGCGACGATCGCGGCCCCTGAAACGATCATAGAGATTTGCCAGCCCATTCCAGCCGCCCCCCGCTGTGAAGCATTGCGCGACGAATCCGGCGTTGAGCAGGGAGGCATAGAGCGTCCAGTTGCCGACGCCGCCCGACGCAGAATATCCGAAATGGCAGCATATCAGGATGATGGAGATCAACCCCACGAACCTTGCTCGTTGGCTCTTGTGCTTGGTCCAAAGCGACAGAGCCGCGACCGCAACCGCCCCGTCGATCATCGCATAGGCACCGGGCAGCCATTCGTCACGCAGCAGCAAGGCGGCAACCATGGAAGCGCCCCACGCCGGGAGCAGCAACGAGGTCAGGCCGTCGCGCTTGACGTGCCAAGCCAGCACGGCGGCGAACAGCGTTAGGGCGAACTCGATCATTCCGGCCGCTCCTTAGGCGCAACCGCCGCCGCCACGATCGCGCTGTCATGGCCGTGCGTGTCGCGATATTCGACCGCAGCAGCGGACAAGCGGGCGTGCAGGACTGCCGTGGCCTCTCTAGCGCGCTTGATGGCCTTGCGGGCGATGGTCTGCGCCTGCTCGACTTCCTGCATGGCGGATTGGATTCCGGCGATATGTTGGTCTGGGTTCATGTCAGGCTCCATTGCGCGGTGGTTGGTTCGTTGGTCATGCGGCCCCGATCGACCGCAGATATTGCGTCAAGATCGCGTTGACCTGCTCGACCTCTGCCGCCGGGATCGCCGCGCCTGCATAGGCCAGCGAAAGCCCGGCATCGGACCAATTGCCGGTGCCGGTGGAGAACAGCGTCAATTCGTTCGATAGCGTGGTGGACACCTGCGCATCGGAGGCGATCGACGCGCCATCCTTGTAGAGCGCGCGCGCTGTGCTGGCCGTGCGATTGATGGAGAAGTGACCGGTTTGCGAAGCTACGGAAACCGTTATGTTGACACCATCGTTCGCGCGCGCACTGACGAAATTCGATACGTCGCTGCGCCGCTGCAATCGACCTGTGCCGCTGTAAACGTCCAGACGCGACGTGGTGCCATCGTAGGACGCGGCGGTGCGCGTGTAGCAACCCAGCACCGCGTCGTTGAGCGTCATCAGCTTGCCGCCCGCCGATGGGTTATAGCCCGACGCCTCCAGCATCCCCGATGTGCCATTGCCCTTGGCTTCGCGATCCGGCGTGAAGGTCAGGCCACCCGACGCGACAAGGTCGTGCGTGCCAGGGGTTTTCCAGTTGATCAGAGCGCTCGCCTGATCGGGCGCAGCCAACAGATAGAGCGCGTCAACCTTTGCCCAAAAGGACGTATCCTTGAGCGCGTGGATGAAGTCGGCGATCAGGCGCTTGCGCTCGGTCGGGACGGTCGGATATCCGGCCAGCACGGCGCGCGCTTCGGACGAAAGGAACGGATTGCGATAGCTCATTATGCGGCCCTCTCGAACAGGTCAGGCCCGGCGCAGCGCAGGACCGGGCGGATGCTGTCGTTGTTCTTGATCAGATAGCCGGGCGCGGCAGGGTCGATTTCCAACAGGTCGCCATAGGCCAGTGTGGGCGAGCCGTTGATCAGCAAGTCATCGCCGCCCCAGACGCCGCTATGCTTCACGCGCCCCGTTGCGGCGGGATAGATATCATCGCCGATCGCAGACCCGGCAGAGCGCGACGGCGCATCGCTGGCGGTCATGAGCCGAACCTTGCGGATCGATGTGTCCGCCGCCGTCCAGGCGCGCCACGGGATCGCGACCGCGCTGTTGTTGCGGCGCGGGCTTTCTTCGCCCGCAAAAACGGGCCGGTGCCGCT